CCCTGGGCTAACTAAATTCTAAATAGAACACCCAAGTATGAATAGCAATAGTAAAGTATTTTACCTACACTAATTATAACTAAACTAAGATCACATTCATACTTTACTGAGGTCCATAATACTCCTCCATCCACAAACTCCATTGGTCCTCATATGTTTCTGTTTGTGGATAATCTCCTATCTTACTTAAACATTCATCTCGAATGCGCTTTGACCAAAGATCATAAACATCTTTACTATGTAAACATAATTCCATTATAGCATTACGTGAATTCTCTAAACAACATTGTTCATGATCAATTTCTCCGCGCACCCAATTGGGTATGTCTAACACTACTTTCAGATCTAAAGGTGCCTTATAAATTTGACGATCTTCATCATACACAAATCCTCTCTTAAGATATGAAACTTCTGAGATTGTTCTAATAGGTTTAACATCATTTCCACTTTTACTTTCATCTGTATAAATCATTCCAATTTCTGCATAAGCTTCAGTAATAGTTTGTTGATTAAACCAAGATGTTATTTGAGGGTGTATATTCAAAACATTGTCATCTCCATAAGAAACCATACTTACATATCTAGTAAAATCACTCATTCGCACTTTCACACCATTATTTCTAGCACACAACATAAAACAAATTCTAGCTCCTATACTATTATAAAAAGAATTTAATACTGTAGTAATTGGACATCCAGAAGGTTGAGAATGTGTCCATTGATATACTTTATTTTCACAAATATGAATGGAATTGTAGATCTCTTTCCATAAAACTATCCTAATGAGAGCATTTTCTTCTCCGTCATTGTACCACTCATTTATAACATGGACAAAACTTTCTAAAATACATGAATTTAAAGTTCCATCAAAAGTTGAAAAATCACCTGCTACAACAGAATCACCGAATTTAAGCAATTTTTGTGCTGTTCTATTCCAATCCACGTTATAAACGTTTGTTCCAAGACTTTGTTCATTACTAATCCTATTTTCCATAATATGTGACATAAAAGACATAAAGTACATTCTAAAAGCTATAGTAAAGTCCATTGGTCCATTAGCAAAAACTCGAGTTTTACAAGCATCTACTTTCTCTTTTGGTCTTCTTTCATCTTTAAGAGTATCGACCCAAAGAGTAGTTTTCCTTATACCTCTTTTTGCTTTTGAGATTCTATCTTCTACTTCTATACG